CCATTCTACCACATCGGACTCGGTCTCAAGACGTTCCAGGGCGTGCTCGAGTTTCTCGAGGGCCTTCTCGAGCAAGGCGATCCGGGATCGCTGGAGATCCTCCGGCCACGCCCTCTCGGTGGTGGTCAGCAGTCGCAACCGCGTGAGGCGGTCCCTGACCGATTGCACCTTGTCAAAGTAACCCACAAGCCAGTCAGCCATTGCCAGACCTCCCCACAGAAGCAAGCAGCGAGCTAGTGACGGTCTCGTAATTTGGACGGAAATTATCACCTATTAACGCTCGCCGATGCAACTCTGGGCGGTCTTATGTCCCGGATATCACGCTCAATTTGGCCACCGGAGAATTCTGCACCACCGAGGCCACCCGCAGGATCTCCGGATCGGTGACCTGGGCGTAGAACTTGCGCGTGGTCGAACTGTTGGCGTGGCCCAGGTAGGTGGCCGCCGACTCGATCCCGTCGATTTGGGCCAGGTATGTCCCGATCCCGTGGCGGAGTTGGTTGGCCGTCCAGGTGGTCTCGAGCGCGCCGGCCTCGACGGCCCGCGCCACGACCCGCTTCACCTGGTTCTTGTAGTTGGCGGGCGACCCCCACTTGCCGAGTTGGAAACAGTCGTCCTCGTGAGTCGCGGCGGCGGCCCTGGCGGCCATCCGCTCCCGTTGGGCCCTGTTCCGCTTGTTGAGGCGGGAGGTCCGGGGCGGTTTTTTGGCCGCCCGCTCGGCCTTGCAGACCGACGGCCGGAAAAGCCAACCATCCCCGCCGTGGTCCTCCTGTTCCCGCTGGAGGTGACGGGCCAGCAGGTTGAACGCCGCCCGCGGGATGGCCTTGATCAGTGGTTTGCGGGTCTTCCGCCGGTTCTTGTGATCATCAAATCGATACGTCCAGCAGTCCTGATCGGGGAAGTAGTTCCAGACCGGCCGGTCCCCGCCGGCGTGCTCGGGATTCCCCGTCGAGGCCAGGCCGCGAAGTCGCACCACCTCGTTGGGTCTCATCCCACAAAGGAACTGAACGCGGACCATGTCCTGGAACGTCTCACAGAAAAACGGCAACGCGGCCTGGAGGGCCTCGAGCTCCACCGGGTCACGCGACTCGGCCACCGTGGTCCCCAGTTCGCCCGCCTGGAAGGTCGGCATCCGGTCGACGTTGGAGCCGGTCACCGCCGAGCACAATTTTTTCAGACAGCAGAACGAGACGAACAGCCGGACCCGCCGCTCGGCGTCCTTGATTTTCTTGAAGTTCCATTTTCGATGGGTCCGGAAATGTAGCCGCAGGTCAAAGAGGAGATCCGTATCGATCCGATCCACCGGCAGCGGCCCCCACAACTCGACGAGCGTATCGAGCACGTCACGGGTGACCTGGTGCTCGGAGTAGGAGACGTCCCGCAGCCGTTCGCTCGCCCAGTAGATCTCGACCGCCTCGGCCACCGGGTACTGGGGCCCGATCTCACCGGGAGCCACCGGCGTGGTCGTGGCAACGACCGGCCGGGTCGGGGCCTGTCGGCCAGGTCGGGACTTTGACCAGTTGACGGTCCCGGTTCGGTATTCTTCCAGGAACCTCTCGTGCTCCCGCTTGGCCTCGGCCGTGCCGGCCTTGCCCAGGTATCTCTTGAACACCTGTCCCTTGATCACCTTCTGGACGAAGTTGCGGCCACGGCCGTCGGTCTGGAGTTTCGGCGGTTTGTATGCCATCGGTCACGGTCTCCTCACTGGGGGTTAGCCTGTCGGGTGACGAAAAATCGTTACCCACGGGTCACGAAAATCGTTACCCAGTCAAAAACAGACCACCCACCTGGGTGACCGCCGCACGACCTCCCCGGTGATCGGGGTGGCCGGAACTCTCGGCGTACAAGGTAGTTACGGCATCCTATCCGGACGCCGCCAGAAATGCTCCCGTCAGGGAAGTGGCCGCTGATCATAGACTGAGAATCCAGAATCCTAGGCCACTAGACGAAGGGGGCTTCTCTCACCGTGTTCCTGTTTTATCGGTAAACAAAGGTCCAAAGGTGTATTTGGTATCGGCCGCCGGCTCCACACTTCCCAACACAAACCAACACAAACCAACAAATTCGTTACCCAGAATCGTTACCCACTATCCGCTTTCGCCACCGCCCTGGCGGACCTCCTCCTGCTGACGGGCGGCCCGGACGTCGGCCAGGGCCTGGGCCAGTGCCACCTCGAGATGCCCGACAAATTCCGAGAGGAGTTTCTGGCCGCGGGAGAACTTCGCCGCCCCGTCCATCCGGAAACTGTCGACCTGGTCGGATCCCATCCGCTCGGCCACCGCCCGCAAATCGGCCGCCGATTCCTCCACGATGGTGGCGTATACCGCCAGGTCATCCTGGCTGCATTGTCCGTAACGCTGAAGACGTTTTTTTGCCATTGGTTCCCTCCGGGCCGACTCTATCACACGATAGCGCAAGGGCACAACAGCTAGCACACGGATCTACACAAAACCAACAGGACACCAGCTAGTAACTTGCAGGAAACTTGTGACGGGCGCATATTGTCGGAATGGAAATGGAGGCCAACTACCTGACGCTCACCGAGGCCGCCCGGCTGTTCCCAGGACGCCGCAAGCCGCACACCGAGACGGTCCGCCGCTGGATCAACTCCGGCGTCCAGGGCGTCCAACTGCGGGCCATCCACAACGGCCGGTGGTACACCACCAGCCGCTGGGTCCGGGAGTTCCTCGACCAGCGGACGGCCGCCAGGAACCGGAGCACCCTGCCGGCTCCCTCGATGGTCGAGCGGGCCGCCGCCGCCACGGCACGGGTACGGGCCCAGTGGGCCGAGGAGGAGCGGGTCGATGTCTGAATCCACTTGTATGCTCCCCGCCTGCGACCGGCCGACCTACTCCCGGCAATTGTGCCGGGGCTGTTACTGCGCAGCACAAAGGCGGATCAAGGCCGGCCGCTACACCTGGGCCGAACTGGTCAAGTGGGGCCTGGCCGGAGACACCAAGCCGCGGATTCACAATCCGATGTCGGTGGCCCTCGAGAAGAAAGCCGGGGGCGGGGAATGAACCAGGCGACGCTATTTCCTGTCGAGACCGAGTCGCGTCCCCTCACGATCCAGGAACGATTCGAGATCTACGATCGGAACCACCCGGAAGTGTGGAGGCTGTTCGTCGAGTTCGCATTGCTAGCCAAAGCCCGTGGCCGGACCCGTTACTCGGCCCGCGCAATCATGCAGCGGATCCGCTGGGAGCGGGAGGTTGAGCAGGAGGCCGCCGAGCCGTTCAAGATCTCCAACCTCTGGTCATCCCGCTACGCCCGGAAGTTGGTCAACGCCGACCCTGAGACCTGGGCGGGGTTTTTTGAACTGAGACAAACCAAGGAGTGAATCCCGCGCTGTGGCCCGCTCCGCCAGGACGGCGGACCGCTCCCCGATTGCGGATCCGGTGGAACCGGGCGGGCCACGTTTCAAGACACCAGAAGGAAGGAGCCTTCCGATGCTCGTGCTGACCAGAAAAGAGAACGCCCGCGTGGTGATCACTCACGGGGGGGAGACGCTCACCGTGATGGTGGTCGAGGCCCGCCGCGGATCCGCCAAGCTGGCATTTGAGGGCCCGCCGGAGTTCAACATCCTCCGCGAGGAGTTGGCCGACCAGGACGCCGTGGCGGCAGCCGGGGAGGCCGGTCGTGAGTGATTGCCCGAAGCCTGGAATATACCCCGACGTTCCCGACCTGGTGTACTTCGGCTGGGACGCCGTCAACAACTCCAGCCTGTCTCCGGCCCTGCGGTCGATGGCCCATTACCACGCCGCCCTGGACCGGCCGCGGAAGGCCACGCCAGCGATGGAGTTCGGGCGGTTCGTCCACACGGTCGTTCTCGAGCCGGAACTTTTGGCGGCCCGCTACGTTGTCACGCCCGACCTGGTGGCCGAGCTCGAGGGCGAGTACAAGAACCCGAAGGCGTCCAAGGAGTACAAGGAGAAACTGGCCGCGTTCCACGAGCTCCACGTCGATCGGGAGGTGATCGAGGCCGACTGGTACGAGCGGGCCGTCGAGATGATCCACGCGGTCAAGGCGTGCCCGAAGGCGGCCAAATACCTGCGCGGCGACGGTGAGAGCGAGACGTCGATCGTCTGGAATGACGAGCTCACCGGCCTCCGCTGCAAAGCCCGGATCGACAAGCGGGTCTCCGAGGGTCTCCTGGCCGATCTCAAGACAACCGCCGACGCCAGCACGTTCTCGAGATCGATGGCCGACTTCGGCTACGCCCGCCAGGCGGCGTTTTATACGGACGGGATGCGGACGCTGACCGGGCAGGAGTACCGCCTGGCATTTGTCGCCGTGGAGAAGGAGGCCCCGTTTGCGACGCTGTCGGGCGTGGTCTCGGAGGCCGCCATCGAGTATGGCCGCCGGCAATACCAGCACATCCTCCGCAAGATCTGCGAAGGCCGGGCCTATGACAGATGGCCCGGCTACGAGCAGCCGGCGGAGTTGGACCTACCGGCCTGGGCGTACCAGGCCGAGGACGTGGCCCTCGATGTCGGTGGGGCCGAGGTGAGGATTTAAGGAGCGAGACAATGGACATCAACGCGGCATTCCCCAGCAAGTGGCTCAAGGCCCCGGATCTCGGAGGGCAGGACGTCACCGTCGATATGGCGCACGTCGTTAAAGAGGAAGTCGGCCAGGGTACTGAAGGTGAGGTCAAACCCGTCCTCTACTTTGACGGCCAGCAAAAGGGGCTAGTTCTCAACAAGACCATCGCCAAGACCATCCAGGGTCTGTACGGATCCGAGACCGATGCCTGGGCAGGACGTCCTATCACGCTTTTCCCGACGACGACCACTTACCAGGGGGAGGTGAAGGACTGCATCCGCGCCAAGGCCCCCACTGGGACAGTGGCCGCCCTGGCCTCCCCGCCGCCGCCACCGACGCCGCCGCCGGCGTCCGAGAAGGGGCCGTTCTTCTAATGGCCGGCGACTGGATCAAGGTAAAGACCGACCTGGCGACCGATCCGGCGGTGATCCGCCTGGCCGACGAGCTCGACGTCGAGGAGGACGTGGTGGTCGGCAAACTGTGCCGGTTGTGGTCCTGGGCCAACACCCACACAGAAAACGGTCACGCTCCCGGCGTGACATCCGAGTGGTTGGACCGTTACCTCGATTGTCACGGGTTCGCCCGGATCCTGGCCGCCGTCGGCTGGTTGGAGGTCACCGACGACGGTCTGGAGATCCCGCGCTTCGAGCGTCACAACGGCAAGTCGGCCAAGACCAGGGCGACGGCCCGCGAGCGAAAACGCCGGGAACGCGGAAAAACCAGGGCGGATGCCCAAACATCCGCCCCGGATGCCCAAACATCCGCCCCGGATGCAACGCAACGCAACGCAACGCAACGCCGCAACGGTCACGCCGACACCGTGACAAAACGCGCGCACACTGGAGACAGAGAAGAGAAGAGAAGAGAAAACACCCCCCCCCTTAACCCCCCCACCTGGTCGGAGGTCGAGACGGCGTTGACCGGGGAGGGCGTATTCGCGGCCGGTCCAGCCGTCCAGGCGGCCCAGCAGATTGGGGCCAGTCCGGCGGAGGTCTGGGCCATCATCGAGCACGCCAGAAGCAAGCCGGGGGCGTGGGGACCGGGGGCGATCCGCCACCGGGTGATGCACACACGTCCGGGACTGGATCCAAGCGAAGGGTGGCCCTCGGAGTCAGAGGAATTTGAGCGCGAGAGACAGGCTTTCTTAGAAGGGGAAGAAAGGCGGGCCAGCAGAGCGCAGGCGGACCGCGAGAAGGCCCGGAACGCCGAGACCAAACGAGACGACGACCAGCGGGAGGCCACCTTCGGACCGATCCTCGACGGGATGGGCAAGGAGGCCCAGGACAAGCTGGCCCGGTTGTGCCTCGGTACGGGGCCGGTGATGACCAGTTATCGACAGGCCGGGCCCACCGGCATGGCCCGCCAGTTGATGCTGGCCGAGCTCGAGTACGGGGAGTTTCAGTGGTGAGAAAACTCCGCGTCGGCAGCCTGTTCTCGGGGATCGGTGGTTTCGAGCTCGGACTCGAGCGGGCCGGGATGGAGGTGGCCTGGCAGGTCGAGATAGAGCCGTACGCCCGCCGCGTCCTGGCCAAACACTGGCCCGACGTCCCGCGTTGGGACGACGTGAGGACGTTCCCGCCCGACCCGGTCAAGCCCTGGGCGGTCGACCTGGTCTGCGGTGGCTTTCCATGCCAGCCGGTGAGCCTGGCCGGCCACCAGAAAGGGGAAGAGGATGAGCGTTGGCTCTGGGACGATATGTGTCGAGTTTGCGACACTCTCAAACCCCGATGGGTCGTGGCGGAAAACGTGCCGGGGCTCCTCTCAGCTTGTGATGGACTGGGACGCCGGGGAGCTCTGTTCGGAGGAGTTCTTAGAGACCTGGCCGCGCTCGGGTATGTTGTCGAGTGGCATTGCATACCGGCTGGAGGACCGGGTGGAGTCGGCGCGCCGCACAAGCGGCTCCGGGTCTGGATCATCGGACACCTTCCCGACGCCGTCGGCGCGGGACTGGAAAGACTGGCCGGGAATGTCAATGACGGGACAGAACCCGGACGGATCCGAACGGGACAGAAGCGACCAACTGCCGCGGAGGGTCTATTCATCGATGAGCAAAGATCAACCCACTGGGATGCTAAATGCCGACTGGGTCGAGCTACTCATGGGCTACCCGATGGGGTGGACGAGTGTGGAGGATGGGAGTGCGGAGTCGACCGGGTGACGACCGGCCAGGCCAACCGCGTGGCCCGTCTCAAGGGCCTGGGCAATGCTGTCGTCCCGCAGGTCGTCGAACTTATCGGGCGGGCCATCCTCCAAACGGAGGCCGCTGGTTGACTGAATATACCTGCACCATCTGCTCTTCACTTTTCGACCCCGAAAAGACCGGGGGCGTGGCGGGTGATATCGGAATGCTCCCGGTCTATTTCTGCGTCTGGTGCGGGTCGGGGATGCGGGACTTTTGCGAGCAGTTCCACGCGCCTGATATGTGCCCGAAGTGCCAGGAAAAGGATACCGATGGGTAAACCGTCCAGGGACAAGGGGAAACGCGGCGAACGGGAAGCCGCGGGGATTCTCTCGGAACTATTCGACGTCCCGGTGCGTCGGGCCCAGCAGTACTCGGGCAACGCCGGCACGGCGGACCTGGTCGGCCTGCCCGGCGTCCACGTCGAGGTCAAGCGGCGAGAACGCGGCAACGTGGCCAACTGGCTCGACCAGGCGGTCGACGACGCCGGCGACGAGACCACGCCGATGCTGGTCCACCGGGCCAGCGGGCGGCCCTGGATGGCCACGGTCCTGCTCGACGACCTGCCGGACCTGGTCTGCCGGTTGTATCTCACGCTGTCCTGGGAACCTGACGAGGAGAACGAATGAGAATCCCACCGACACCCTGCGACGACTACTGCCACCAGCCGAGCGACCGGGGGATCATGGCCGAGGATCTCTGGGCCTTCCAGGACCGATTCCGCGAGGCCCCGACCGACCAACCGACCGACCAACCGACCGACCAACCGACCGACCAACCGACCGACCAACCGGGGAGGGGACATGGGCCGTAAGCCGTTAAGGATGCACCAGATCAGCGATGATTGGAAGATCCGCACGATCGGTCGAGAGGAGATGGACCGCTCACTGATGGGAATCATCGAGCGGGCCACCTGTGAGCCGGTCCTGGTCTACGAAAAGGAGATGGCCATTCTGGATTACATGGATTGTCACGGCTTGAAGCACTATCAACAGGCAGCCGACGAGTTCCGCGAGCGTATCGCCGACGCCTGGTTTGGTCCGCTCACGCCGGCATGGTTCTCGCCCTGCGATGACGTTGAGATCAAATGGAGTTGATCAGATCCAAGGACCGATGGCTGGCTGGCATGATCGGCGGCCCGGTGGAACCGGAGGACGTCGACCAGGTGATCGAGAGCGTCCAGCCGCCGGCCGACCCGATCAATCCGAGCCACTACCGCCAGGGCACGCTCGAGGTGATCGACGCCATCGAGGGACTGGCCCTGGGCTACCGGGAGGGGAACTGTCTCAAGTACCTGGCCCGGTACAAGTACAAGAACGGCCTGGAGGATCTCCGGAAAGCTCGGTGGTATCTGGAGCGACTGATCAGGGAAGTGGAGGACGCCGCCGATGGCAGATCGTGAACCACTCACCCCGTGCCCGTCCTGCGGGCATAAGCCGTCTATCCTGTTCTCGTCCACGGCGGGCTGGGTGGTGATGTGCCTTCGATGGAATTGCGAACACCCCGCCCGATCCAACGAGCCGGGGCCCAACCAGGGCGACGTGGTCGCCGCCTGGAACCGGGAACAAAGTAAGAGAACGGACTGAGGGGGGGAACCATGCCGACGACAGCCACGACGATCAAGGAGGGGCACAAGTACCAACTCGGTGACCTGCTGATTTGGTACGAGCAGAAACCAGGCGAGGGGCGACGGGTTCGGCTGTTCGTCAAAGCCGGACAAATGCCGATTGTCAAACACGTCGACCGTCCTCCCACTTCCGGCTACAATGCCACCACCACCGACTGAGGGCTACGGACGGCCTGGCGGTGCTTTGACCGATTGACGGCTCCACGGCCTGGCGGTTCTCCGCGGGGCCGTTTTTCATTTGGGGCCGAGTCGATGACGACGGGAGACTGGATTGCCCTGGTTGGAATACTGGCCACAAGCTGGCTGGCTCTAGCCCGCTGGATGCTCCAGATCACCAAGGCCCTGGCCCGTCTCGAGGATATGGCCGACGACATCCGCGGCGTCAAGAAGGTGGTGGATCGGAACACGCGAGACATCAGCGCGGCCCGCGAGCGAATCGGCGTCCTGGAGAGCCGGATCCCCAAATAATGATTCCAAGCCGTCTACAACCTGGCGACGTCATGGCTTGCTGGGGCCGAGACTGGATCTCGCGAGGGATCACCTTCGGGACGTGGTCGCTGTTCGGCCCGCGAGGTCTCCGGCTGGGCCCGTCTCATGTTGCCATTATATGCGAATGGGCCGGTGAGCCGGCCTGGGTCGAGTCGACGACGATGGCCCCGCACGAGTGCCTAATCCGGGGCGAGCACGTCGCCGGCGTCCAAGTGCATGAACCGGACAACAGGATCCGCGACTACCTCGCCCAGGGCGGCAAGGTGATCCGATACGCCCTTACACCGATCAACAGACTGACGGGATCCGAATCGGAACTCCTCACCAAGATCCTGCTGGGGAAGTTCGTCGAACGGGGAATCAACTACGACCTGGGCGGCGCGTTGATCTCGGGGACGCGGGTCTTCCAGTTGCTCCGCTCATTCCCCGGCGCGGATCTGAACCGCCTGTTCTGCTCGGAGTTGGTCTCGGCCGTCCTGCAACGGCTGGGCCGTCTCAACCGCACAAATCCGACCCGTCACAATCCCGCCCGGCTCCTTCGGGAGGCCGTCCGCCAGGGCGTCTACCGAAACGAGGGAGCGTTGTGATGCAAAAGAATCTACTGATCACCTTCCTGGTCCTGTGCCTCCCGCTCGGCTTCTTCTGCCCGGCCATCTCGGGGGGATCCGAGTCGAAAGCCTCCAAGACGCGGACGCCGGCCACGGTGGTCGAGCCCGACGTGATCTCGGCAGCCTGTCACGTCGACGGCTGCTCGGGCACGGCTATCGAGTTCGGTGGCCGGGCCTGGGTGGTCACGGCGGCCCATTGTTTTGAGCTCGGCCAGAAGGTCTACGTTGTGACCGGCGACAAGCTCCGCTCCGGCGTCGGCATGGTCGTGGCCATGGACTTCCGCGTCGACCTGGCCCTGGTCGCTGTCGAGCGTGAGACGCTGACCTCCACGGTGGCTGTCCCGCTCAAGTTGCCCGCCGGGCCCTGGTACGGCGTCGGCTATCCGGAGGGCGAAGGACCACAAGCGTGGTTCGGTGAGTTCCTCGGGATCCAGCGAATCAGCAACCTTCCGCGTGGCCGCTGGTCCTGGAAACTGAAGGAGGGCCGATTCGAGCACGGCTCGAGTGGCTCGGGCGTATTCAAGGGCGGCAAGTTGGTCGCCGTGGCCACGCACAAGAACGACAGGACGCGCGAGATCTTCGCGGCTCCGCTTCACGATCTCCAGGCGTTCTTAGCGCGGGTTGGCAAGGAACTGCCAAGGCTCCGGAAGGCTTCGCTTACCGAGCTCGTCGAGGAGGACACCGCGCCCCATCACACCACGACCGAGATCCAGCCGGCAGGTGATACGCCGGCAAGCTGGGGCGACCGGGACCGGACCCGCGAGATCCTGGCCATCAAGGAGCAACTCAAGACACTCGCCGGCAAGCCAGGGCCACCAGGCCCGCCAGGCCCGGCCGGCAATACTGGCCCAGGGATGGACCAGGCCAAGTTGGAGGAGATCCTCCGGCGGCTGGAGTCGCTGGAGACGTGGACGCGGGACTTCCGCGCCACTGTACGAATCAAGGTCCATCCAAGGGAATCGACACGATGAACGAACAGATCGCGGCACAACTGGCGACTCACTCAGCCGAGATGGCAATGGTCCTGAGTCAAACCGCCGCAAGATGGAATGGCTCAATTGCCCATGTCAGTGAGGAGAGCAGCAAATTATTCCAGCTAAAGCTCCAACTCATCGGAGCCACGGCCCAGAACCTCCTCGAGCAACATGGCCAAGCGAATATGCAAACGCAATTGAAGGCCTCCGGGATGTTCCCCGGCGTCCAGCAAACGCCGGCCGCTCCGCCGGCGGCGGGTAGCTAATGTGGAACTGGGCAGCCTCGCTGATTGGTGGACTGGCAGGACTCGGGCCTGGGAGGCCGAGCACCAGGAATGGCTCGCCGCCTTCTGGTCCGGGGACCGCGCCGCGGTCGAGGACTACCTTGCCGGACCTGGCGGCGATGGCAACGGCGGCCGAGCTCGAGCAGTCGATCCGGAACCACCGCCACTCGATGGCAATGGGGGCGGCCCAGCTACGTGAGCACTACGGCCGCAACTGGGAGGAGCCGGAGGACGTGGCGATCAGTTGGAACTCACCGACGACGGTTAACCACGGCGGCGGTCTCGGCCAATTGGTCGGGGGCGTCCTGGTGGGTGGCCTCGGGAGCCTCGGCGTGGCGGCGGCCCTCGGACTCTTCGCGCCCTTCGAGCCGACGGGCCCCGCCGCGCCCCCCCAGCCGGTCGAGTGGGATGTCACCATCGAGAGCGTCAACGGCAAGCCGACAGCCACCAAGGTCGAGGTGGTTAAATGACCATCCAGAAAGTCGACGTCGTTGATATCCACAGTCTGCCGACCGACTCGGTGGCCTCGGGCGACTTCCTGGCCTTCAGCGACGAGAACGAGGCGGGCGACCCGTGCAACAAGGTCACCATCGACAACTTCGTCTCGGCCATTGCCGGGAGCGGCCTGTCCGCCTCGGGGATCCAGTTGTCCACGTCGGGCTCCGGGGCCACGCTGACCGGATCGACCGACAATACCGTCTGCACGGTGACCGGGGCCGATGCCATCCAGGGCGAGGCGAACCTGACCTTCGACGGGAACACCCTGGGCATAGTGACCGGGAGCTCTGCGGCTGTCCCGTTGACGGTCACCGGGGCCTCCGGGCAGTCGGTCAACCTGGTCACCATCGAGAATAGTTCTAACGAGAATTTCGTATCGGTCGGATCGACGGGCACGATTCTCCTCGGCATCGAGGGAACGCGCAAGATACAAGTGGAGAACGTGAGCGGCTCCAACGTGGCCGGCAAGCACCTCGACCTCCGCTCGGGCAAGTCGACCGGGAGCGGCCTGGGCGGATCCATCCGGCTCTACACCGCAGGGACCGGGGCCGGAAGTGCCACCGGCGTCAACAACCACTCCGAGGCGTTGCGGATCTGGTACGACAAGAAGGTCGATTTCAAGATCTCGACCAACGACGGCACGACGCTCAACACGATGTCCGCCGCCGCTTACCTGCCGATCAAGGTGGGCGGGACCGACTACTTCCTCCCGCTCTACGAGGAGATGTGATGGCCGAGATCATTATCCACGCCTGGGGCAAGGTGGCGACCGTCACATACCCCGACGAGCTCGAGTCG